GTCAAGGGCCGCTCCAAGCCGCCTGGCGGCCGGGACCGTCATCGGCGAATGTCTGGCACGCCATCGGGCAGACGAGTTCCTGTCGTTTCTGAAAACAATCGACCGCGAGACGCCCGCACATCTCGATCTGCATCTGATCCTCGACAACTACGCCACCCACAAGACGCCGGCCGTGAAGCGCTGGTTAGCGCGACACAAACGCTTCACACTGCACTTCACGCCGACATCCTGTTCCTGGCTCAACCTCGTCGAGCGGCTCTTCGCCGAGATCACTCGCCAGCGGATCCGGCGAGGAACCTTCAACGACGTCACCGAACTCAAGACCGCGATTGACGAGTGGATCGAGCATCGAAACCAAAACCCGAAGCCCTTCAAGTGGACCGCCAGCGCCAAATCCATCATGGCAAAGCACCGCCGAGCCAAAAAAACACTCGCCATCGCAAACGCGGGATGCAAATGAATGAGTCAGAACACTAGCACTACTTTGGTATATTTATCGCTCGATAGGATTCCCGAATCAGGTTTTCAATGATTCATGGGTGGTCGGCTTTTGGAGGGCCGGCCATGGTAGACAGACCGTCGAACTGGGAAGAAGAGCTTGCGCGTTGGCTTGAGCCGTTTCTGGATTGTCTGGGTCACAAAGCTCGGCGGCGGATGTGTCCGCTATATGTCGCCGGACTGATTGGACCGGGTGATCGCAAGAGCGTGCAGCCGATGGCGGCGCGGTTGGTGCCGGGCGACTACGACCAGTTGCACCATTTCATCGCTGATGGCGTCTGGGATGCAGCGCCATTGGAGGCGGAATTGCTGGTTCAGGCCGATCGCCTGGTCGGCGGCAAGGATGCGGTGCTGGTCATCGACGACACGGCGATGCCGAAGAAGGGCGATCGTTCGGTTGGTGTCGCTCCACAATATGCCTCGTCTCTCGGCAAGACGGCCAATTGCCAAACATTGGTGTCGCTGACGCTTGCGCGGGGTGAAGTGCCGGTAATGGTGGCATTGCGTCTCTTCGTTCCCGAGAGTTGGACGAGCAATCCGGAGCGTTTGAAGCGTGCGGGCGTTCCAGTCGAACACCGCATGCCAGACCGCGCACCCCCATTCGGTCGGGGTGCCGCGCAGCGACCTGTCGTCGACCACCCAGGCGGTGCCCTCGGTGTCCATCGCGGTCACCACGATGCCCGTCTCATCACTGGACGTCTTGGACGTGACGGCGGGGTCGACACCGACCAGGACCCGCGCCCACTGGTGCATGGAGTCGCCGGTGCGGCCGCGGAACGCGCTGATCCACGACTCCTGCCACACCGTGCCCTCAGCAGGGGTCGGCCGCTGCTGGTACAGGGCAGCCCACGTCCGGGCGGGTAGGGCGGCCTTGATCTTCTCCCACTGCGCCACGGTGCGCCGGCGCGCGCTGGCCATGAACTCCCCGAGTTGCCGGCCGAGCGGGTCGTCTGCCGGATCCAGGCACTCGGCTTGGGCGGGGATGCTGATGAGCTTCCACCGGTGCGCGTCCTCCTGGCTCAGGAGCCACCCGGCCAGGTCGTCCGGGTGCCACCTGGTCTGGATCAGGACGACAGGGGCGCCAGGGGCGAGACGCGTGGATCCAGTGTCGGTCCACCAGTCAATGACGTTCTGCCGGATTGTGGGGGAGTCCGCATCAGCCCGGTCCTTGATCGGGTCGTCGATGATCAGCAAATCCACCGGGCGGCCGGTCAGTGCGCCACCGATGCCAGCGGTGTACACGCCGCCTTCGTGGCCGTCGAGCTGCCACTCATGCTGTGCGGCGAGATCGTCACGGATTCGCAGGCCGAGAGCTTTGCCGTGCTGGGTGATGGTGTCCCGGACGGCGCGGCCCCAACGCCTGGCGATGTTGGACTCGTAGGAGATGATCGCGATGCGGGTGTCTGGGTTGCGGTGCAGCAGCCACAGCGGGAACCACCTGGAACACCGGAAGCTGTTGTGCGTGGGGATCATCTGCTCGCCCACGAGGTAGAGCCCATCCGTGCTCGCCACGGTGATGCACCGACCAGGGCGCGGCTCGACAGGCTCGACAGACACGATCGAGATGCGGCGGTGCTGCGCTGTTCCCTTGATCTTTCCGGCCTTGCGTGCCAGGCGGGCAGGGACCATCCCGTCACGGGGCGAGTACGTCACGATGTGGACCGGCAGCTTGCCGACGATCCCACTGCTTGACGTGCGAGGAGGAACGACGTGCTCACCGACCCGGTAGCCCAGCGACCTGATGAGTTGGGCCGTCTGCTTGGCTAGCAAAGTGTTCGTGTTGGCGAACAGAACCTGGCCACTGACGGCGATGCTGCCGTCTGAGTCGATGAGTCCGCACAGGACGTCCCATCGGGTCTGGATGTCACCCCAGAGGTAGGCGTGCGGGATGTGCTTGTCGCCGGCGACGCCTGCGGCCTTCAGATCGGCCCAGAGCCCCACGTAGTAGGTCGTGACGCAGCCAGTGGTGGGGTGGACCTGTCGAGATGACACCTTGTAGGGCAGGACGTAGTGGTCGTCCTCGTGATGGGTGACAGCGCCTTTGCTCGTCGAGCCGTCGCCGAGCCAAACCCCGAGCGTGTAGGGGTCCAGGGGGACGTCATCAGAGCGGCGTCCTTCGAGCGGCCCGCGGTCCGGGAGTTGCACGGTGAATCGGCCGTTGGTCTGTTGCAGTCGGCGAGCCGCGAGCGAGCGAGTCTCGACCGTCGTCCACTGACCACGCGCGCGGTCGAAGATGGTCCACTCGTGTGCCGGGTGAACGACCACAGAGCCACCCTCGCTGGTGGTGACCCGCATGCTGGCCTGGCCGTCGTGGCTGATGGCTGTGACCCGGATTGGGCGACCGGTGGGGTGGTAGACCCAGTCGCCGGGCTGTAGGTCGCCGTGTCGCCGGTATCCGTCAGGTGTGGGGACAACCTCGTTGTGATCGACCAGCTTGCCCTCCTGGGGGGGCATGCAGATGATGAGCCGCGCATCAGGAGTGGTCGCAGCTTCGACCAGTGCGGCGTCGATCAGGTCCAGCGCGGGGGTTTGGATGGTGCGGGGGTCGAGCTTGACGGCGAGGTCTCCGGGGGTTGCGTAGGCAGCCCGCCAGTTCGGGTCGAACATGCGGGCTGCGGCTTCGAGGAATCCTGTGCTCAGGGCTACTCCAGCCGGGTCATGACGCGTCCCCAAGGTCCAGACCAGGTTGCGCCAGCCGTGTCCGCAGACTCAGGTCGAGGTACTCGGCGTTGAGGTCGATGCCGACGTACTTGCGGCCGTGGCGGGCTGCTGCGAGGCCCGTAGTGCCCGAGCCGCTGAACGGGTCGAGGACCGTGCCGCCCGGCTTACAACCGGCTTGGATGGCCCGCTCTGCCAGGGTTCGTGGCATGACGGCGAAGTGCGCGTCGGGGAATGGTTGCGTGGGGATTGACCAGACGTCGCCGGGGTTTCTCCCCTTGGCGTCATAGATGTCATCGTGCCGAGTGCCAGTAGGTGAGAGGTTCGCGGACGACGCCTTGCCGTAGGTGGCACCTCTACGCCTACCGACGTCGGGTGACTTGCCACCGAACACCAGACCCTCGGTCAGCGCCTCGGGTCGGATCAGGGTTGCGCGGATGGGGTCGAGGTCGAACCAATATCGCGGTGACTTGGCGAACAGGAACAGGTGCTCATGCTTGGTCGAGAGCCGATCGGTCACGCTCTCAGGCATGGCGTTCGGCTTGGCCCAGATGATGTCGTTGCGGAGCGTCCATCCGTCGTCTTGCAGCGCGAAAACCGTCCTCCATGGCATCCCAAGCAGGCTCTTTGGGGGAAGGTTGGCGCGGCGGCCGACGATGCCCGGTGTCATCCCGGCCTGTCTGCGTCCTTGCAGGGTGCTGGTTACATTGGGATCGGTGTGACCGTTCGACGAGACGTAGGAGTCTCCGAGGTTGAGCCAGAGCGTCCCGTCGTCGGCGAGCACACGACGCACCTGAGCGAACCGCGCTCGCAGGTTCTCCACGTACTCGGCGGGTGAGGCTTCGAGCCCGAGCTGACCGTCGACGCCGTAGTCACGCAGCCCGAAGTAGGGGGGGCTCGTCACGCAGCAGTTGACCGAGGCGTCCGGCAGCGACGTCAGGACCGTCAGTGCGTCACCGTGGTACAGCGTCACGGATTCGTCCGCGTAGTAGGGCTTCACGCTGCTCCTCCTGCGATGGCGCGAAGATGACGGGGCACGATGCTGGCAACCTGGGAGAGCTGCTCAGGGGACAGGTTCAGGTCGTCGAGGATCCGCCGGATCGCCTCAGCGACCAGGGCGCCCTGCTGCTCAGCCAACTGGACGCGGCGTTCCTCGATGCCGGCCCGGATCGCTTCGGAGCAGACTTTGATCAGGCGGTCGCGTTCGCGGGAGTAGAGCTCGTACCAGGCGTTGGGTCCGGCGCGTTGGACGGTGGTGTTACCCCAGTCGTCGCCACCTGTCTTGTTCTTGTGTTCAGTGGTGCCCCAGACCAGAGCATGGCCGCGCTGGATGGTCGCCGGCTCGCCATCTTCGTCGATGACGAGGGTCTGGGAGTCCTGGTCTTCGAGGTCCTGGACCTTGGTCCGCAACCACTGGACGTGCACATACGTCCAGGTCACCTCTTCGAGGAGCGCTTCGGTGGGGGAGATGTTCAGGCCGTCGAAGCGGACCCCGAGGGTCTTGCAGGCGCGGATCTTCGCAGCGTCAGCCTCTTGCTGGGCTATCGCCTTGGCAGCCTTCCTCTTGGCGTCGACAGCTCGTCCGCCGTGGGTGGCGCACACCTTCTGGCCGCGCATCGCGGGTCGGCCGCAGGGCAGGTGGCGGTTGTTGTGTGCGACGCATTTGGGGTGGGTGAGGTCGCATTTGGTGCAGGTGCCGTCGGGGCGGAGTTTCGCGCGGGGTTTCCTGGGCATCAGGGGGTCCTTGGTTGCGTTGGGTACTCGTCCCAGGTGCGCCCGTCGAGGGTGCGCCCGTTGGCCTTCGGTGTCCGGCCGCCCCATTGCTTGAACAGGAACGAGATACCGGCTGCCGCGCTCTGGTCACGGATGTCGCGCACCCACTTGTGCTCCATCGGGCGGGCGTGCGCGCCTGACTCACCGCCTGCGACGATCCAGTCAATCGACGAGCAGTGTCGACAGCGAGAGACGCCATGACCGGCGCACACGGGTTCACCGGACCCGTCGTCGTACTGCGGACCGAAGTCCGGCAGCCAGTGGTTCTGCCCGTCGTCGTTTGAGTGCAGGTCGAGTGGCCCTAGTAGGGGTTCGGCGCTGACCCAACGCACGGCGGCCGGAGTGTCGAGCAGGGCTGGGATGCGCAGGTCAGCGGCGTCCTGGTCCTCGGCGCTGACGCCGAGCCACAGGTTCGGGAGCGGCCACCAGTTGGGGTCGAGAGGCGTCCACCCGCCGCCCACCCAATGCGCGAGAACAGCAGGTGGGAACTCCTCGGACGACAGTAGTGACCGCATCCGCCCATGCCGCTTCGTGAGCAGTTGGAAGGTGTGCTCCGGGCACGCGGCCATGACGGCAAACACGCGGGCTATGAAATCGTCTGGCACGTCCTTGTGGAACAGGTCGGACAGGCTGTTGACGAAGATGCGGCGTGGTTTGCGCCACCGCAAAGGTTGGGTCAGGAAACGGTCAGACCGCAGGTTGACGATATCGAACGTCGTGGGGAACGCCGGTGACGTGCCGGCGAAGCGGTTGACCAGAGTCTCGGCGTAGCAGTGGTCGCAGCCGGCGCTGACCTTGGTGCATCCGACAGTCGGATTCCATGTCGCGTCCGTCCACTCAATCCCACTCTTATCGCTCATCAGTCGTCGCCCCGTTCGAGGAGCGCGTCGTCGGCCCGGTCTTGTTCGCAACCCACGTTGGCGCACCCTTGCTGGTGGCATTCCTCGTGTGCGGGTCCGTCACCACAGTCGGCGACGTCGTCGTGTTTGGTGCAGACGACACCGTCGCAGAGGTGGCAGGACAGCCGGCCGTCACACGGTTCGCCTTCGGGGCAGTGGGTGCCGGGGTCGTCGGCCCATTCGAGGGTGAGTGGCGGTTCCAGAGACAGGTCGTAGAGGCTCATGCCGCTGCGCCTCGACGGATGCCGTTGGTCCAGGTCCCGGCCTGGTTGACGACGGTCCCGCATGTGCAGCGCAGCCAGTCGCAGGCCAGGTTGGTGTCGGGGCAGTGGGGTTTGCCGGTGTCGGCGAGGAGGTGGTGGCAGTCGGGGCAGCGGGGCGGGAACTGACGCTCCGGCTTCGGGGTGGTCATCGCAGGCATCCCTTGCACGTGGGGAGGTCGAGCGCACGGTCGGTCTCGTCCTGGGTGCCAGTGCCGTGCCATGGGGATGCCCAGGACGAGCTCAGTCCACACTCGGCCTCGCTACAGTCGTTTGGGCTCTTCAGTGGGTCCAGGATGTGTGCGACGCGGCCCCGAGGCAGGAAGACGCGGGTGCCATCCAAGGGGGTCATGACGCGACCTGCAGCTCGTGGGTGTAGAAGCCGAGGGCTGCGATGTCATCCCTGACTGTGTCCTCATCCAGCAGGACGGCGACCTCGTACTCGAAGTTGGCGTCACCCACTCGCGCGCACTCGACGACGACGCCGGTCTTGCCGGTCAGTCCGCCGGCTGCTGTGACGACGACGTGGGTCCCTGGAGCAAGGGCGCTCATGCGGCACGCTCGGTCTCGGTGCGCGGGTGGATGAGCAGGAACTTCTTCCCGTTCCCTGGTCGACACTGCAGAACGCCGTAGATCGTGGCTTCCCTGTCGTTCTGGCAGACCTTGACTGCCACGAGTTGCCCTGCGTGCCAGACCTCGACGCAGGTCATGCCGCGTCCTGGTCGAGCACGCGCCGCAGCTCTTCGACGGCGCGAGGCTCGAAGTCGATGCCGACAGTGTTGCCAGTGGCCGCGTCGGTCAGGGACACGTAGAGGATGCCCTTGCCGATGAGGCCCGCGGACGCGGTCTTGGTCACAATCTGGGGGATGCGGTGGTCAGCGGTGGACGTCTTGCGGTGCCGGCCTGCGTAAACGGTCATCTGATGCTCTCTTTCCATGGGCCTCACCTGTCGGGCAGACAGTGGGCGGTGGTCCCAGATGCCTGGGTGCATCTCTGATCATGGCACAAACTGGAGCGTGTGGTAAGCCACACGCCACAACAATGTGGAAAGTACTCGCAGGGACCACTTTTCGCATGGTCAGCTGCGGGCGAACAGGTGGTGCTTCAGGCAGTCGATGCCGAACTGCAGCAGACCCAGATCACGCCACCTCGGGGTGTGGTTCGACGCGTACATCCGCACGTAAGGCGCCCCGTCGATGCCCACGGACTCGACAACGAGGACCCACCCGGTGATCAGGCCCTTCTCCGCCGGTTCGTCAGCGTGGTCCTGCAGGGTTTTGGTGATCGCCGCTTCCAGGGCGCCGGACTGCCCGCTCACTGCGACTCCAACCAGCCCAGCACGTCGAGCGCCAGGTGGGCCGGGGTGCGGTCGTTACTGAACGACGCATCGAAGTCGTACCCGTCCAACCCCAGCTCGGTGACGTGCCCGTTGGCCGGCCCCACGCCCGGGCGGGTGATCTCGATGACCCGACCACCGAGGGCTTTGATCGCGTCGGCCTCGTTGGGCAAGCGCACGTCGGTGATGACCACAGGCCCGGCCGGCAGCTGGCCCAGGATCGCGTTGAGCCATGCGTCGGCGCCCAGGTCGGTGCGAATGACCTGGCCGATGAACTGCAGGTACTCGCGCACGTAGGGCACGGTGCGTTTTGCTTCGTCCCAAGAGGTGTCATCGACGGCTTCGGCGACAGTGGTGTCCAGGTCGTAGGCGACGGCGCGGATCTTGTCGGCGAACGCGACGCGAGTCCAGGCGAACATCAGCTGTGCGAGGGCGTCTTTGCCGGTGCCTGCGTAACCAGCGAGACCCAGGAGGGTGGTCATGGCGTGTCTCCGATCAGAGGAGGGTGAGGGAGTCGCGGACCCAGCCGTACTCGTTGACAGTGAAGATGAGCAGGCCAGGGTCAGAGTCAGACCCGGACCGGTGCCGGTACCAGTCGGAGCCGTTGTCCTGGGTGGGTGCCTGGAACCACCACTTGGACCGGCCGGTGATCGGGTTCATCCCCGACGTCTGGATCCGCAGCGAGTGGAAGTGCCCGGTCAGCAGGATGTCGGCGTGTGCGATGGCCTGCCCGCCGTGGGTTTGGTTGGCCCACCACTGCGGGACCTGCTCGGGCCTGTTCGCCTGGTGTCCGTGCGCGAGGCCGATGATGGTGCCGGCGACGTCGAGCGCCAACGTCTCTTCGTGCTTGTCGGGCCAGAGCACACTGACGTGGCCGAACCGGTCCGGGTTCAGCGCCAACGCTTTGCGGATCTGCTTGAGCGCGAAGATCCCCCAGTCATCCCCAGGCAGACCCAGAGCGCCCTTCCCTGCCCGCCACCGGCAGTGGTTCGACCCGACACCGGCCATGACCACAGAACCGTGGGTCCGGGCCAACGTTTTGACGGCTTCGAGCTCGACGGTAGTGGCCACGTCGATCTGATCCATCAGGGACAGGTCGTTGGTGAACGCCTGGGAGCTGGTGTTTTCGAACCCTTCGACGAGGTCACCGAGGTCGAAGAGGTACGCGGCGTCGTTGCGGTGTTTGCGGGAGTACGCCTCGATGCCTTCGAGGTACCCCTGTTGGCGTTCGATGAGCTGGGCGGTGCCGCCCCGGCTCGCGACTTTGCCGGTTTGTGGGTCGGCCCACAGCACGACGGTCGCTGAGGCCACCTTTTCAGGTCGTTCCGCGGCCGCTTTGGAGGTTTTGCGGGCCGCCCGCGCGCTGAGGAACAACTGCCTCATATCCGGTGTATTCGTGGACGTGAGGCGGCGCACGTTGAGCCGGTAGTAGTGCATCCGCACCACAGTGGAGACCCGCAGCTTGGTGTCGGGGTCGATGACCGCTTGCAGTCCGTCCCAGCCGCGGACGTTGACCGGTTCGATGACCTCCACGTCGGCAGGGTCCATCCCAGCGTCGATCAGCCAGGCATCCCAGGTGGTGGGCCGTTCGGTCAGGGGCCCGGTGGTGACGCTTCCGGTATTGCCGTCCCACTGGTAGCCGGGTTCCCAGCCTTTGGGGTGGACGACCTGGGCGGCCCGTGGGGTGGGCGCCGGGGTCGGGTTGGACGCGGCGATCGCATCAGCCAAGGAGGTGGTCACGGGCAGCGGCACTCTTTGCGGCGGTGCCGGCCGATGCTGTTCTGAGACAGGGCCTCGGTCAGCACGCCTTGTTCGGCGAGGTAGGCGGTGGCCCGGTGTAGCTGGGCGATGGACGCGGTGCCGCGGGAGGCGGCGAGGAGTTCGGCGGCGAGGTCCGGGTTGGTGGTGCGCAACTGGTCGATCAAGGCGGTCACGGCGCAGGGTGTGCCAGGTCTGCGGTCGGCCTGTTCGAGGGCGTCGGCCAGAGACATACTCATGCGGCTACCAGGGTTCCGCGGGCGTTGACGGTGGCCCCGCAGCGGGTGCAGATGGGGTAGTGCCAGGGGCGGTGGGTCCAGTCGTGGCGGCGGGTGATGACACACAGTAGGGCTCGCATCAGTCGTCCTCTTCGGTGTCGGTGTCGGTGTTGGCGAACGCTGTGAACAGGTCCTGGTCAGCCAGTGCCTCAATGCCGTGCTGAGCCAGGCCACGGGCGCGGTAGTCGGGCATGTACCCGTCGCGGAGCAGGACCCCTTCGTCGCTGGTGGTGTCGCCGGCTGAGTCCCAGGTTTGGGCGGACAGGACCACGATGTAGTCGGTGACGATCGCGTCGGGTGCGAAGCCGTAGACGATGGCGGCGGCTTGGACGGCGGCGGTCAGTGCCGTGTCTGCCTGTACCTGCTCGGGTGTCCTCCCCATGGGCTCAGTCTGTGTTTGTGGCGTGTGGGGTGGGTGATGCCACACCGTGGGTCAGCAGCATGGGTGGGTCGTCTGTCCAGGCTCGATCGGGTCCATGACGAGCCCGCACGTGGCGCACCTGGGCTTGCTGGGAACGAGGGTCAGGGTGCGCTTCCGGGTACAGGTGTCCAGGTGGCAGGTGTACGCGTCCTGGTCTTCGATCGGCAGCTGGTGGGCGGGGACCTTCCGAGCCAGGGTCCCGGTCAGCAGGTGGTTGCCGATCGGTGATGGTTCCCGGTCCAGTGGGATGGCGACGCCGTTGGGGGTTTTCGCCCAGCGGATCGGGACCGCGCACTCGCGGCAGACGTTCATCAGTCGTCACCAGTGCAATGCACCATGTAGACGCTCTCGACCGACACGAGTCCCGTTGCGTCAGGGTGTGGGTCGTGCGCAAGTTGACCATCGCGGTTGATGACGACGTGGTGGATGCCGTTGCCGCGTGGGCTCGGTCCCATCGCCAGGACGTACTCACCGGGTTCGGGATCTCGGACGCCAGCCGAGGTCACGCTTAGCCCGCGGTCGTGCAGCCAGAGCAGCATCCGGTTCCACCAGTGCCACTCGTTGACGCTGTCACCGTCGTGGTCGACGTGGTCCTGGACGAAGTGCGGAACGTCGCCTAGTGGCAGTTCCAGGAGTGACGCGAGGGCGGCTTGTAGGCAGTTGCCACGCTGCTCATCGACGGGCGCGTCAGGGTCGTAGAACTGGGTCTGGAGGATGGGCCTCATGGCCGGCGGCCGCCGAGGGCGTCGAGGAAGTCAGCCCAGCCGAGCTCGAGAGACCCGATGAGGGCGACCATGTCGGGTGGGTAGCCGTCGTGCAGTGCTTGGGCGCGGGTCAGGTCGACGCTGAAGCGCAGCTCGTCGGCCCGGTCACGCAGGTATGCGGGCACGTTGCGGACCACGGCCGGGATCTGGGTCACACCCTGGGGGAGTTTCATACCGTGACCAGGGACAGGGTTTCCAGTGCGCGGGCGGTGCGGACGTTGACGGGGATGCCGGTGGCCAGGAACGCCTCATGTGCCAGGAACTCCATGTCGGCCTTCAGCTGGGCTTCGGTCTGGATGATGGACCGGTCGACGTGTTGGAGGAACCGGGTCGCGGCCTGACCTACGAGGACGTTCATAGCGGGCTTACTCCGCCACGTCAGCAAAACAAAAGCCCGTGTGCTTGGAGGGCAGGACACAGGCTGACGCATGGTCCCTCAGGGTGGCGACGTTGATCTCCAGGCGCGGTGGCGCGTCAGCAGGACCGTGCCCGGCCATGTAGGAGTCGACGTCGGCAGCGAGGTTGGCCCAGAGCTGTCGGAGGCTGGTGTCCTCGTCGGTGCGTGACATGTCCAGGAAGTAGTCGCCGAGCTGCGCCAACGTCAGCACGACGACGCCTCGGCGCGCGCTTCGCTGGTGAGGTGCCAGCACGGCGGGTGGCACTGCACGCACTTGTAGGCGCGGACCTCCCTGCGGTTGGGGTTGGTCGAGATCGAGTTGATGACCAGGGCCCGTTCGGCTTCGGGCTGGGTGCTGAACCGCTTCTTACCGCAGGGCATGATGCGTTCGAGGAGGGTTTCGGCCAGGACCAGGTGGGAGTGGGTGGTGAGGTGGGTGAGCATCGCTTCGGGGCCGTGTTGGGTGCGCCGGCAGACCGGGCACCTGATCACAGTGCGCGCCGGTCGTCAGCAGCGTTGAGGCTCTGGTGGACACTGGCGTCCCCCACCACGTCACTGGTCCACGTGCACTTGCCTGTGGTCTGGTTCCACACGATCAGCAGCCCGCCAAGGTGCGGTTGGATGATCTCGTATGCCTGCCAGTCGCCATCCGCGCCCTGGCGCGGTGTGGGGTCATTGGCACCGCTCATGCGCCTGATCGTGTGGTCAGCTTCGTTGATCTGATACACGGAGTTCACCGTGGTCACGGTGCGCACACTTGGCAGTGGCTCCTGCGCGTCCTTAGCCGGCCACGCACGCACGCGGTCGGCGTCGTCCTGGTCTGCTTCGTGGCGCTCTTCTGGGGTGGTCATGCCGGGACCGCGACTGTCTGAAAGGTGAAGCCGACGCGGGTCTTGTCAGTGGCAGCGTCGTAGTCGGCGGTGACGGCGGTGAGCCACTCACCGAGGAGGTTCGGGCCTTTGACTTCTCCCACAATGTGGGTGACATCTCCCGGGTAAGTGGCGAACCGGGTTGCTGCTGGGGACGTGGTCATGAGCGTTGCCATGGGGTGCTCCTGGGCTTGGAGTGGGTGTGTTCTTGGATGGTAGCGGATAAGTGCGCTACGTAGCGCACAATGGACACGACAAAGTTGCGGGTGTCCCGGCGGGCGCACCGGACGAGCTCTCGGGCGTGGTCGGTCCAGGTTGGGATCATTTGGGGCTCCTCAGAATGCGCTCGATGCTGCCGTCGAGCAGATCGATGGGGCGCAACAGGTGAACCTCGACACCGACCGCGGTCAGGTCGGCGATCCAGTCGTGCTGCTTGGTGCTGGTCTTGCCCTTCATGGTCTTGAGTTCGACGAACAGCAGGCGCCGTTGGCGGGCGTGAACGAGGCAGGAGTCAGGGAAACCGCCAGGGCTCCTGCGTGAGTCGTGGGTGTGGTATGAACGCCAGCCGAGGGCGTCGGCGAGTGCGTCGAACTGGTTCTGCAACGCGTTCTCGGTCATGGTCTTGGCCAGCTGCACCTGGTACTCCGCCGTGGTGGTCATGGCGTAGCCCTCTTCGCGAGCTCAGCGACGTACCTGCGTTTGGCAGCGCGCACCACATCGGCGAACGCTTCACGAGTCACAGCATCCATCTCAGCGCCGCCGTGGACGCGGATGATCTCGCCGTCGATCTCGACAGGGCGGCACTTGTCGGCGCTCATCGGTTCGCCAGTTCGAGCAGGACGTCTCCGTGGCACGGCTGGTCGAGCCGGCAGTAGCACATGAGCGTCTTGCCTGCGAGCTCGTCGCGGATCTGGCCTTCCCAGCCGCACTGGGCGACGTAGGCGCGGAACAGCTCGACAGCCAGGGCTTGGGTGATCGTGACCTTGAGGCCGTCTGTGGGGAGCACCGCGTCGCCGACCCTGAAGGGGTTGCCCCAGTCGGATGGGCGGGTGACGTTGATGGCGCCTTCGGGCATCCGCCAGCCTTTGGTGCGCTTGCGCTGGATCCGCTTCGGCGCGCTCATGACGCCTCCCGGATCGGGTACCGCAGCTGCTCGTTGAGGCCGTCGGGTATGTCCCAGTTCCAGAACCCTTGCGCGCCCTTGGCTGGGATCGGCTGAGGCAGTCGGGAGATGGACGTGATGGACCATGCGAACCGGCCCGGGGAGTGGTCGCCCAGGGACCGCTCACGGTCGCTCGGGGCGTGTCCGCCGCTCGTGGTGGAGCGGGTCTGGAACAGGTCACCCACAGCCACCACGGCGCCCATGGGCAGCCGGTACGGCCACGACAGGGACTTGCCTCGCAGCAGCAGCCCCGACTTGTCCCGCTCGACCTGGTAGGGGCCGACCTCGAACCAGTCACCGATCCGACACGGCCACGCCAGCCCGGCATGGATCGCCACAGGTCCGCGGTACTTCGTGTCCCACGAGCGGGTTTCCATCTGCTTGACGCCGAGAGCGAAGAACGTGGCCCAGGGCTGGCGGATCGTCAGGGCCCTCATGACGTCAGCCCGGGCAACGTGTCGCCGCGCACAGCCGAGACCAGGTGCGCGCTGTCCTTGGCGTCTTGGGGGACGCAGTCCTCGCAGTAGGACTCACCCGCCGCGGTGATGGTCCAGTCCGAGTCCTCAGCGTCCGTGATGGCCTGCGACTCATCGCCCCAGGCTGTGATGTCGTAGTCCTCGCTCGGGCACCGGGCGGTGCACCCGTCGCCGTCGCACTCGACCCAGAAGTAGGGCATCGACTTGACGCTCATGACGCGCTCCGGTCGTTGTCGCAAGACGAGCACAGCGGACTGGGGCCCTTCTCGACCCACCAGCAGCCTTCGGGGCAGGCATGGTCGTCAGTGCAGCCACAGCCACGACAGTGACGCTCTTGAGAATGGTTCTCAACTGCCACCTCGAGCTTTCCACCAGGCACCAGCCGGGTACGCAGCTCGGTCTCGACCCACAGCCGCTCTTCCTCGGTGGCCGGCTCACGAGGCAGGACGATCCTGTCCAGCGGGAAGCCGGTGTAGGCGACGAGCCATCGAGTGATGACCCAGACGCGCTCAGGGGTAACTTGAGAATCGTTCTCATTACCAGAGGTCACCGGACAGGTTGACATAATCATGGGTTGCTCACCTTCGCTGGCTTGTAGTCCTTCGCATGGATGGCTGGCCAGGCGTTGACCAGGGCGCGGCCGAAGTCGGTGTTGGATGCGTCGACGGACAGGCCGCAGGGTTCGCAGCCGACGCTGATCCGGTCGCCGTGCTCGTTGACGACGGGTGGCGGGATGGCCAGCATGTGGGCGGCTTGGGTGGCGAGGAGGTTTAGGCGTCGGGCTTGACTGGGACTGACTCTGGGTTTCATGCGCGTTTTCTCCAGTCGGTGGGTGGGTTGGTATCAGCTAGGGCGATACAGCCGGAGCACTTGTCGGGGTCGTGTTCGGGTAGGTCTCCGCAGGGGGCTCCGCGTGTTGGTCGTTTCTCTGGTGAGGTTGTGTTACGTAGTTGAGTACCTGGGGGAGAGGGAGTAGGAGAGGGAGTAGGAGTGAGGGGGGGATCGACCGATGGGTTTGTGG